GAACTGTTTGATGTTTTAAAGCAACCAAGGCATAAACATCTATAGCATCTTCTGTATAGAATCTTTCTTTGGTATAAGCACCGCGCCTAAAGTCATATATCCATGACACTCTACAGTTTTGTATTTTTGATTGTGTTTTGACCTGGCACTTATATAGCGTGTGGTCAACATCAAAAATGATGTCTGCTTCTGCGCTATGTGGAACGATAACCACAGTATCAGCATATAAAGAAAGTAGCGAGGCTACTAAGTATTCTCCAGATCGGCCAACTCTTTCTGATTGGCGTGGCATGAGGTTATTGTGGTTGTCTGCCTATGTTAAATGCTCTTTGCAATGCAGCCAAACTTAGGTTTTCATCTCCACCAATTTGTTGTTCAATTACACCAGCTTGTCTTGTAACTGCACTCGGTGGTAAAAGTCCTTGCAATTGTCCAGCTTTAAAAGCAGCTTCTCCAACAATTCTTGGTGATGATGCTGCTGCTAACATAGCAAATTCTGGACTTAAATATCCTAAACCATATCCAGCTGCTCCTAACCCATAAGGTGATATTGCAGCTTGAATACCTCTTGGCGTTATTTGACTTAAACTAGCGCCAGCAAGTGATGGGGTTAAACTTACACCACCAGCCTCTTCAAGTTTTTTTAAATTTTCTAATCTTACGCCGAAATTAGTGTTTGCATTATTTCTCATAACAGATAACAATTTTCTTAATGCTGCATCTGCTGAAGATTTGTTTCCTAGGCTTAATGAGGTTCTGATTTCTTTTTCTAAGTTTATAGCTTCTTCATATGCTTTCATTGTTTTTGCATATTCGGGAGAAGCCTCTTTTATTTTGTTATTTATAATATTTCTAGCTGTGGTAACAACACTTGCGCCTTTTCCAGATGTTTTACCAAATGTATCAACCTCAGGCATAAGATTATCTATTTTCTTTTTAAGAGCATCTAATCCTTCTACAGTATGAAATTTAGGATCAACAGACCAATCTAAAACTGCATTTTCAACTTCTTGTAATTTTTTTAAACCAGAAGCATCTAAAGTTGTCTGTCCTTTAAACTCAAAAGATTTTCTAATTTTATCAACTTCTTTTAAAATTGGAGTAAAGTTTATTTCTTTTTTAGAGGCTTTTACACCCTCCATGCTTCTAAGATATTCAGCTTTTCTTTTACCAGCCATTTCTGAAACGCCTTTTTTTGCTTCTGAAACAATATCTTCTAAAGCACCTTTTTTTCGCATTGCTGTGGTAAATTCTTTTGCCTCTTTTCCGCCTGCCGCACCAACTCTGTAAGCTTCTTGTATAGCATCTTTACCAACACCTGTTGATAAACCTAATACTGATTCGGTAACACCTCCAACAGCTTTTGTAGGTAGTGCTAATGGATCTATAACTTGTCCAGCTTTTTTAGCTGCTTCAGCAACTTCTTTTAATCCACCGACTTTGCCTGCTATTGAAGCTCCACCTGTTAATAAAACAGAAGCGTCACCTAAAAAACCAACAGGATCAGTTGCTATAGTTTTTTTAAGATTTTCCATGCCGCCATATCTATTAGCAAAATATTGACCAACAGCTTTTGCTTGTTTTTCACTAGCTTGCTCACCTGGTATTGCTAATTGAATAATACCAAGACCAAGTTCTCCGATAGATTTTGCTGTGCCGATTGGGTCTGTAACTGCTGTAAAAATATCTTTACCATATTGAAGTGCGCTACTAGGTATATTGGTTACAGCTTGTCCAGCAACCTGTCTTGCAGTTAAAGTTTCTGGAGCGGTTGTTACAACCTCTTCCATTGCTTTTAATTCAGATAATTTTATTGCCATATTAATCTATTTCTACTTCTTCAACTGTACCATCAGGTAATACCGCATAATATTTACCATTTGATTGGTATAGTGTTGTATTTTTTACAATAACTTTTTTGCTACCAGCTGGTATACCTTGTGGTAATAATGTAAATTTGCTTGTTATTTCTTCTTCAGTTATAGGAGTTCTTTTTTCGTAACCTTTAAATCTGCCACTTTCAACACCCATGTTGTAACCCTTAAGATCCTCGTTATAGCTTTCTACTTTTAGTCTAAACATTTCTTCCAATAAAGGTCCAACAACAGCTGGGTTTTGTAAAGAATCGACATCTCCGCCCAATCTTGCTATAACCCTCCAAGCATCTTTTTCAGTCATAACACCGCCACCAACAGTATCAATTCTGTTTGCTCCTATAAGTCCTTGCAATTTACCTTCAGCAATCGCTCTTGCTAATTCTTCTGTTGTTAGATTTTGACTACCAGCCAAGGTCTTAAACCATGTAGCCATTTGGTCTCCTAATCTTTCAATACCAACATTAGAATCTGTAATATTTTTCCAATAGCTTAATATTTGTTTTAAAGACTTTTCTTCTGTTACCAGCTCTTTGTTTAGGCCAGTAAATGTTTTAAAGTCTGGTATGTATCTTTGTTCTTCACCAGAGGTTGTCATTCTTGCTTTTGGATATTTTGCAAAAAATTCTTCAGCACTTAATTGACCTGTTGGCCCATCAAAAATTCTTCTATCTCCAACTATTATTTCTTTATAGTTTCCAGTTTCAGTCAGATATGTATTACCTTGTCTTGTATAAACTGTTGTATCTTTAATTTCTTTTAAACCTGGAACACCGCTAATTGAATTTGCAATTTCAGGTATTGCAACATTAAAAGGCATTTGTTGACCTGGCTGTACTACAACATTACCAATGTTTATAGGCTTGTCTGATGTGTTTTTAAATTCTACTAATTCAGGTTTATATGTTTGCCTTTTTTCACCAGCAAACATACGAGGGTCTATCCCAGCTTGATATAATTTAAGCATATCAGCGTATTGTGGATTTTGTGCTACGAATTCTCTTAAAGCTTTATCTTGTTTTGCCATTTGCATCTGCTGTTCAGCCAACTGCATCCTTCTAGGATCACCAGATAATATGGCGGTTGCTCTACCTAAACTTCTTTGTAAAGCCTGCATACCTTCCTGTCTGCGTCTTTCGGCCTCCTCTGGTGATACTTGTTGCATAGGATCATAGCCGCCCATTTCTGTTAGTCCTCTTTGATAACCTTGACCTATTCCTTTAAAAAAATCTCCTATTGCCATTTTAAATATTTATACCCCCCATACCTAAAAGTTTACCAGCCGTTAAATCAGGTGTTTGTGCTGGTGTTTGTGATGCAGAAAACAAGTTACTAAACATTGGTTTTGTTGTTTGGTAAAGATCTTGTGCAGCATAAAACTTTTCTAATCCACTAGGACTATATCCAGTTGTTGTTGTTTGTGTTGGCTGCATACCACTTACACCAGTTGCTAGTAAACCAAGTTGTTGTCCTGGATAAGCTAATGCTCTTTGGAACTCGCCTCTTTGCGCTCCGATAGCTTGTTGTTGTAATGCTTGTTGTTGTGCGCCTATACCGCCTAGTAAACCAAGTCCTTGCAATTGTTGTCCTGCTAACCCACCAAGTAATCCTGATCTCTGCGCACGCGCCTGCATTTCTAATTGTGGCTGTGTTAATGCAGCTCTACCAGCAATATCTAAACCAGCTAACTGTCTTTGTTGTTGTAGCTGTGCTTGTTGCATACGTCTTTGCTGTCCTAGCTCTGCACCAAAGATACCTGCTTGTTGACCAAGTTGTGCTTGTTGTAATGCTCTTTGAGCTGCAATGTCTTGACCTGCAAGACCTGCTTGCTGACCAAACTGCGCTTGTTGTATAGCTCTTTGCTGTTGTTGCTCTGTACCCATTAAACCAGCTTGCTGTTGTAATTGTGCTTGCTGTAATGCTCTTTGTTGTTCTTGACCAGCACCAAATATACCTAATTGTTGTTGTCTTGCTAAGTCAGCTTGCGCTGCCGCTTGCGCTTGTTCAAATCCTGCTTGTCTTAAACCAGCAGCGGTTCTAGCCATTTGCTCTACATAAGGTCTTTGTGACTCAGATTCTAATAATGCAGATCTTGAACCACCGAAAGCACCTGCTCTGATTGCTCTTTCCTGCGCACCGCCACGCGCTATATCAGCTTGTCGCTGTATATCCTGCATAGCTGTGTCTATAACTTGTTGTTGAAATGGTGATTGATATGCACCTATGTCTTGGCTTAATAATCCTTGAAATTGTGGAGTAGAAACTTGACCAATTTGTGCTGCGGTAGGACCTGCTACAGGACCTATTTGTGCGCCACCAAAAGTAGGTGTTGCTTGTATTTGTGCCGCACCTGGAGCTTGTGTTGTTTCTATCGTTGGTGCTTGAAAACCAGTAACAGGTTGTATGGTAGGCTTAAACTGTTCTTGTGCCATACCTTGTAAAGCTTTGGTTGGGTCATAGCCCATACCAGATTCAAATAATCCTCTAGTTGCTTGAAATTGTCGTAATTGATCTGGAGAAAAACCAGCAACCATTGGTCCTGTGTAAGGTATAAAGGGTTGTTGTGCAATTTGTTGCGACCTACGATATAGGTCTTGTTGCATTGCTTGTGTTTGTGGGTCTACTTGTTGTGTGGTTGTTGTTTGTCCAGCAGCTGAACCTCCGCCACCAGTTAAGCTTTTAACTGCGCCTACAGCTCCTGCTACTTTTCCTACTGTTCCTAACGCTGCTAATCCTGCTGCCATCTTAATTCCTCTTATAAATCTTTTTTAACTATATAATCGTGTTCAAATCCTAGATGTTTTATTTTTCTAATCCATCCTTTTCGACCACCGCCATAAAGTCTTTTTACACCGACTTGTTTGGCAAACTCCTCTATATATGGGAGTATTTCTTCCAACTCTTTGTAATCACCACCACAAAATAAAATATTCATTACTTTTATTTGTGGAAACTCTACAAATTCTGTTATGTATGCAGACTTTTTGCCTGGCCATAAATGGAATATTCCATTCCTTATTTTATCCTCTATATCATCGATTGTATAGGAATCTTGATGTTTTACAGCTTTTGCTATATAGGGTTTACACCTTTCCCACTCAATCTCCCAAGGATCTTTCTTCGCTTGGTTTATATCAACTACCTTATTAGTCACCTTTTGCATATTCTACAATACTCATGTGTATATCTAAATTACCAGCATGGTTGCCTTGTACTTTTATTATTTCACCTTGATGAATAATAATAGGTCTTTCTAATAACTCTGAAGTGCTATTAGCAGTAATAACTTTGCCACTAAATAAATTAAAAGTATCAGAACCGTGTGTATTTGTTACACTAATTTGTGTTTGTTGTCCTTGATGTTCACATACTAAAAAAGATTGAATAATAGAAAAGGTAAAATCATCACCGCTTGGTGCTGTATAAACAACATAATCTGTACTAGCTAATGCAATATTAATATGCACATTTTCTGCTCTTTGTATGTATTGTCTTTGTGAGGATAAATCCATCATCTTTTACCTCTAGGTCTTATGTTTAATCTTATATTACCCACTTGAAAGTCTTGATTGGTGCTACCTGTTACAGTCATTTGTACTTGTCTTGCTGTAAACCTAGCATCGGTATATCCATCATTTTCAAAGGTAAAACTACCAAAGTCTGTTTCGCTACCTAGAGGGGTAAACTTACCTTTAAAACTTATTGTTACACCTGGTAATGTGTTTGCCTCTTCATCTGGAATAATTTGGTTACATTGTACATAGTTATCACCGTTACCTAATTCTATTGGACCGCTTGTGCAAAACGGAACGTCACTATTTAAGTTTGGTGAATTAGATAAAGTAGTTGATTCGTGTTCGTAAACAAAACCTGCTGAATCACCAGCAATAGGATAATCAAACGCACCTTGGTCAATCCAACAACCTCTATCTAAAGAACCTATAGACCAAGTGTTTTCTCTATAATTCCAGATTACATATTTATTTGGTCTGTATATACCTTCTCCGCTTGGAAAACCCCACCATATTTCGTTAAAGTTAGAGTTGTGTCCACCCCAACAAGCTTTTCTTCCTGGTACATTTAGTTGGTCATATACATAATCATGCACATCGCATGGTATTTCTCTTACAACACCATCGTAAACAAAGAATGAGTTTTCACCCATCCACGCTAAAAAGTTTCCTGTTTGTACTACTGATCTTCTACTTACTGCTTTACAGTTTGCACCTGCTGCGGTTATACCATAGACAAAAGGTGAGCCTACATAGCTCATTCTATCAATACCAGTATCACTAAAAACTATGACATCGTTTTGGTATTTAACTGCTAATAATGCACGACCGCCTGTTGGTATTTGCACATCACCTGCTGTATTGGTAGCTTTAGATGTCCAAGTGTTTCTATCTTCTCTATCGCTCCATGCTACTCTTCTAGGATCTCCACCAGAACCAATAGCAACTAAGTGCCTTTCATTGGTCACTAGGACAGCCTGACAGCCTGTAGGAGCGTTTGTTACAACTGTACCTATGGTATCAGCTGTTCCGCCTGAAACTGGCCTCCACTTGTATATCTTGCCATCACCAGAAAAACAAAAGATTAAATCCTCACCCCAGTTATCAAAGGAGAAATGACCTGAGTCAAGAGGTAGTCCAGATTGGCTTCTAGCATCGCCATAATCTTCTACGTTATAGTGGTATGCACCGTAACCCAAAGGGTCGTTATCAGCATCGTTTACAAAACCAACTGGTGTTATATCAGTCCAGGTATTGTCGTATAAGACATAAACTTTTTGTCTTGTGCCGACAGCTAATATAGATGCACCTAAGTTGTCCTTATAGGCATACATACCTATAGGCTCACCATCAAGTGCTGTAGTTTTTAGTTTTGACCAACCGCCGATCGGCTTAAGATAGCCATTTTCAAAACGCACAAGATTGCCGTCAACCCAACGACCTTTGTTAGCATAGTCAGTTCCGTTTTTGACTATGCCAGCTGGCGGAGTTACAGGCAATAGTGCCATTTTTAACCTATAGTTTTAGTAACAGATGTGGGATTGATCTTTGCAGCGATTTGAGCATCTAAACCGTCTTTAAGATTTTGTACAGCTTCTTCACCCATAGCAGCTTCTACCCAGCCTTGAACGTCAGAGCTTGTTAAGTCTGCAAAAGCTGTAAAGCTTGACAAGTCTGAAGTATCTACAGATTGAGTTCCGTATGATGATGCAGTCCAGTTGTTACCATCAGCATCCTGATTAGCGTCATCTTCTGCTGTTAATCTCCAATGCACGTTATAAACAACGTCTGCATTACTTTCTAGTGTTGGGTATGTATCAACTGTTTTACAGTCCCAAGTATAATTTATTGCCATTTTTATTCTCCTTTTGTTGTTAGCCTTCTAGGGCTTCTATTCTTGATTTTAAATCATCAATTATTGTTTGTTGTTCTTGTATAGCTTTGGTTAAAAGAGGTACAAGTTTGCTTTGGTCTATGCCTTGATAGACTGGATTACCTTCTTCATTTACTTCGTCTTTTGTACCATGTATTGCTTCAGGAA